CCACCTATTTTAGCAGGAGAGGATGTTCCAACAGGTTTTTCCACCGATAATTTAAAAGAAGCTTATTCCGTATTCAATTCATTAACACAACATGGTAGAGATGCTATTGAGGATGCAGTTAATAGAATTTTAAAACATGGAAATTTTGGTATTGATTCCATAAGGTTGCAAAAACTATCTGTTGAATCTATTGAAGAATTAGAGTTGGCACAAGAAGCGGAGGAAATAGAAAACACAGGAAATGAAACTTTAAGGAATTTAACTGGTAGACAATTCCAAGCTATCCAAAGAATTACAAAAAAGTATCATAAAGGAGAAATTACCAAAGCGCAGGCTGAAATTATGCTAGATGGATTTGGTTTAACAAAAGAACAAATAGAATCATGGTTAGAGCCTGATGATATAGAAAACGAATAAAAAAACAGAAATATGTTTAATTCTAGTAACGAAAACAATTTAATTGTAACTGACATAGTTGATGTTATGCAAGATTACTGCTCTATCCAATTAGATATTGATAGCACAAGAGCAAAGGCTGCACAATTGGTAGCACAAAACATTGATTTAAAACGATTGGTTGGAAAAGATACTTTAGATAGATGTATAGACCCACAAACAGATGCGGATAATGAGCTTGTAGAGCTTATTATCCCACCTTTGTGTTATTATACATACAGTAGAGTATTAAGATTATTCCAAGGGAACTTGACTGATTCAGGGTTTGTTGTTGAAACAGATGCAGAATCAAGAGATGCATCAAGAACACAAGCTAATGAAATTTACAGCATTGCGGAAGTTTATATGCAAGAAGTTATTGCATTTTTAGATGCGGAAACACCAAATGACAAAATAGACCAAGACAAAATGACACCTAGCATTAGAGTTTTTGGGGGGGGAGAGTCAAGAAGTGGTGGTTATAGTGGCAACACAGGTTGTTGCAATAGAAAAAACTAAAATACCTAAACATTATGAATATACTTAAACTGGTTTATACAGTTTTTTTGTCATTTTTATTATTTTTAACAACACTTCCTATAAAAATGGTGGTGCTAGTTATAAGTGTTGTAAAAAGTGTTTTAAATGTAGCTGAAAACACGTTAATTTGCCTTGCTGATGAAATAAAAAGCGAGGTTTTTAAATAAAATATTATGGCAGAAAGAAGAAAAATGCGTAACAACAAAAGAGATACGGAACGCAGAGATAAAAGAAGATTAAAAGCATTTAAAATAGCTATTGACGAGGGGCATATAACAAAAAAAGATATAGCTAATTCTATGGATATTTCAATAAGTGAGTTAATATCATTTTTTGATAAGTTTCCAGAGCAAAAAAAACAATATGCAAACAAATTATCCAACATAGCTGATATAGCATCAGATAATTTAGCACAAATTGTTTTAGACCAAGACCATCCAAAAAATTATGATGCTTCAAAATTTGTGATGAATCATTACAAAAATGAGATGGATGAAATATTGGAAGCAAAATCTATGGGAGAAATTAAGATTGAAGAAGGTGATGGAAATGCAATGGGAGCAGTTATTGTTTTTGGAAATGCTAGTGTAGAAAAAAAAGAGGAAACAAAAGATGCTGATTTAAAGGTGGTCAAAGATAATGATTTAGATAAACCAAATGCAGTATAAAATTATTTAATTATGGAAAAAAAAGAATTGGTAATAAATCCTGCTTTTCAACCATTGTTTTCTGATTTTGTTGATGACCCTAGGTACTATCAAGTTTATGGTGGTAGGGGTAGCGGTAAATCGTTTTCTGTTGCAATATGTGCTGTGCAAAAAACATATTCTCCATATAAGCATAAAATACTTTATTTAAGGCAAACAATGAGTACATCTGAGGATAGTACAATAGCTGATGTAAGATTAGCTATTATTATGCTAGGTGTACAAGCTGATTTTAGAGAAAGTAAAGGTCAAATAATAAACATAAAAACAGGCTCTACAATATCATTTAAGGGTATAAAAGCACAAGGTAGTGCAACAGCAAAGCTTAAATCATTAAGTGGTATTACAACTCTTATAATTGAGGAAGCAGAGGAAGTTGAATCATTTGATGAATTTTCAAAGGTTGATGAGTCCATAAGAGTTAACAAAAAGCCTTTAAAAGTTATTTTGGTTTATAATCCAACAAGTGCAATAAAAAGTTGGATTCACAAAGAGTGGTTTAAAAATGGAATACCTAACAAAGAGCGTTTGGATGATACTATTTTTATACATAGTACGTACAAAGACAATGAAAAGAACTTAAATCCATCTGTTGTAAAAAGATATGAGGATTTAAGGATAAAAAACCCAACGTATTACAAAAATACTATTTTAGCAGAATGGACATTGGAGATGAATAACCAGGTTTATGCAGGGTGGGGTATTGTTAAAGAATTACACCAAAGAGGTGATACTTGGTATGGCTTAGATTTTGCTTATGGCGGTAAGGACAAAACATCTATGGTAAAGGTTACTTTTGTAGATGATGTTTATTATGCAGAAGTTGTTTTTAGTAAAGAAAAAATGCGAATAGATGATATGGTAAGAGAAATGGTAAAAAATAATGTACCATTTGATGCTAAAATATACGCTGATAGTGCAATGCCTTTGTTAATTACAGAGATTAGAGAAAAAGGTTTTAGAAAAATAAGTAAATGTAGGAAAGGAAAGGTAGAGGGAGAGATAAAAAAGATACAAAACAAAAATATTTGTATTGTAGGCGGAAAAGGTTCTTCATTATACTACCACCAAATGACATGGGCAGAGGACGACAAAGGTAAATTACCACATGAGCCTGATGAATTAGCTGCATTACGTTATGCAATAAATTCAAAAACTCCTATCAAAACAAACAAAAGGGCAAATACAAGGAAGATAAGAAGATATAAACAAACAAGAGGATTTATATAGCATACTTTAATTAGTATGCTTTTTTTTCTTATTTAACATTTTCTTAACATTTGAGCTATTGTTTATTTGAATAAAGGTTGTATATTTGCTTATATAATTTAAAAACACAGAAAAATGAAAACTAAAAGACAATTTATATTAGATACATTACTACCATACAAACAAAACCCTGAAACTTGTGGGTATAGTGTTGGGGAGTGCGTGTATTTAGCAGACAATGGGAATATGTGTGCAGTAGGTAAACACATGAAAGAAGGAGAATGGCAGTATAGTGTGGATAGTGCTGATAATTTGTTTATGGAATACGAAAAAAAAGAAGTACTTACCAAGGAAGCGTATGAACAAAACTTGAGTGATTTGGAATGGAATAAAATACAAAATGTACACGATTATATTGCAAATGAAGATGATTTTTCTCTCATAAACAGAAGAATAGAGCAATTAGAAAATGAGACAAACCTTAAATTCCCAGAACTATATTATGAAGTATAAATACACAGAAGATGATTATTACAAAGAAACTGATTCTATTGTAAAAAAAATATATAAGTATGAAAAAGCACTTAAAGGAATGAGAAATGAATACAACTCATTAAGTGACCACGATACTGAAATGGCAAAAAAACTAAACAATGATATATTTATTATAGAATATACTATTTACGATTTAGAACAAGAGTTAGAGCAAATATCAATAATGGAATTAATTTGGGACTAAAAACAAAAACATCATGAAATATATTATAGTAATTTTTTTAACAATATTTAATTTATTGTACAGTTTTTTAAAGAAACTTTTTAAATTTACAAAATCATTTGTTGTAAATTTTGTGGAAATAACACTTATTATTTTATTGTTAATACCTGTGTTATTTTATGTAATATTAACTAAAATAAAAAATAGAATTAAAAACTAAAATTATGAACACAGAATATTTTATGCCATTTTTTATAATAATGGTTTTAGTGGTTTGCTTTGATTTATTGATTAGAATAAAAAACCTAAAGAAAAAATTAAAACAAAAAACATTTGAGGATGAAAGTTGGTTTAAAACACTAGCTGAAAATCAAAAAATTTTAAACGATAGTCAAAAAGATTTGGCAAATGCTTATATTAATTTTTTAAAAAAAATGACTGAAGAAATTGAACCAAAAGACAATGACTAATGAAAACACTAGATGTATATTGTGTAAGTGAAGCTGAAAACCATTTGGAACAAAACATTATATTTGATTACATATTGTCAAACTATGAATTAATAGGGTTTAATGAGGGCGATAATGTATTTCTTTCAAGCAAATTAACAGGGGTTGTTTCTAAACAATCATATAAAATAGAGTCTATTTTTGAATACAAGTGCATTAATAGATATGGCTTTTCAAAAATAATTTTAAAAAAAACTGATTAAAATTTTTTAATCCAAAATAAATTACTATATTTGCATATATAAAATAATTGATTAAATAACAAAAGTATGAAAAAAGTATTATTAATTGCAGTTGTGCTAGTAGCTAGTTACTCCTGCGAAAACGATGGACAAGAGTGTTTTGAGCAAGCAATAGAGGTTATAAATACACCTAGACCAAACGATTTAGGAAGGGTTAATTGTAATCAAGTTAATTGGCAAGATTATCAGAATCAACAAGTAATTACCTTTGAGGGAGATACTTGTATAAACGGAAGTATTAACCTTAATAGTAACCAAACTATTATTATAAACGGAGGAAGTTTAACTATTGTAGGAGCTGGAAACTTTAATGGAAATGTTTTTATCCCAGAAGGTAATTTTATAATAGATGGTTCATTTAACTTTAATAGTGGAGCAACAGTTGAAGCTTGTGTTATATCATTAAGTGGCTCAGTAATAGTTAATTGTGGAGTTAGTATGACCGCCGAAGGGTTATCCTCTAGTGGTAACATTGTATGGAATTGTCCTAGAAATTCAATATTTAATTGGGTGCATCCTGATGAGGATGAAGTGTTAAGTAATGATTCTATTGAGTATAGAATAGTAGAAGTTCCTTGTGAACTTGTAGATGGAGTGAATTATATTAAGATATAACCTTTGAACTTGTAATAAAGAATAACTTGCTTGAAAGAGTCGGCTAAAAATAATTTCAAGGAAAAGGTTAAAAGTAAGTATTAAGCATAGTGGAGCTGGACACAGCATTTACATCTGATAAAAAGTGTATCTAAAATGTGCAATAACATGGTGAACTATGCTTTTACTTACTTTTTAAACAGAGAGTTGGCGGAATTGGATATACGCACCGCACGAATGACACTTAAAATATAGGGTTTAACCACCTATGCGGTATATCATTGGGAAAAGACACTTAAAGTTAAAGTTCGTCCGAAATTGCAGACTATAAACTAAGAATGAAAACTTTACAGGTTCGAATCCTGTACTCTCTACTAACACTTAAAAACAAAAACATTATGTACACAATTTTAATTATATTTATAACTGCTCTTATAGTTTTCGCACTTATTATTGCTATGGCAATTAGTTCAAATAAAGACTATTCTGGGGCAGTAATATTTATTCTTTATACAATAGCATTTATTGCATTTTATTATTTACTAACCAATTACGTTTAAAATTATGAAAAAAATAATATTATTAACAGCAATGGTTTTATGCAAAACATTATTTGCACAAGAAGGTATAACAATATCTGTAAGCCAAGACTTAAAACTTGCGACAATAGGAGATAAGAAAAGAGGGTACGATGCCTTTACAACGAACGTAACTGCAAAACTACTCCTTCAAGATGAGAGTGGTTTATCAGGTGGAATTACTTACGAGTACGCTGACCTTCAAGATAGCTATGAAAGGGTATTTATGTATTTTGGTCAAGGCTTTGAAGTTTTAAATATGAATCTGTTAATTACAGGTGGGTACGGTTTAATTATAAGAGAAGGGAAAACAAATATTTCTTATGACTCAGACTTAATATTAAACATACCTTTAAATGA